GATGGAGCCGCGGATGCATTATAAATAATGTGGATCTTGTATCCAACTTCTGCATCAACATCATTACCGATTCTGGTTCTGTAAGCAAGACCGAAAGGCATCCTGTTCTGAGCTGCAACCTTAACGCCCTGGATAATTTCTTCAACACCTTCACACTTCTCGAATTCCTTAGGATAGGTGTAAGCCTCGATTGTAGCCTTGAAATCTTCAGCAGATCTAATATTCAAATAGTTAATATTGTCCGCATAAATCTTACTTACTTCTGCACCAGATGGAGACTCATTTATAGCTGTTACACCATGCCAAGCAATACCCTCTTTGTATGCTCCGTTTTTATCCATCGGGAAAAGAACCGCCTTGTCAACGCCAGTCTCGAAGAACTTCTCGCCAACGCTATGCCATTTTAATTTGCTCATTTACTATTTTCCTCCTTGTTTATAAAGTTATTTTGTAAACATTATGATGAAGACCATCAGATATGAAATAGTCCAAATACTGACAACCTTCAAGATCCAATACACTATCGATTATGTCGGAATCAACAGTCTTCGATATGTATATTATTTTAAAAGCGTACTTTTTAATGTACTTCTTGTTATCTGCATCATCGGCATCAATAGAATTTATCTCGTATTTAAAACATGGATATTCCATCTTAAAACCTTCAGGAGTAACAAAATATACTCGTTTTGGGTTTTTTAGAATATCACATAGCATCTGATGCAGCTTTAGTCTCTTTTTATTCATGATATACCTCCCCAAGATCAACTATTACTTTAGGTGGTAATATCTCTATGGATCTCGGTCTCCATTTAACCTTCATATACTCGACATAAGCCAAATTCTGAATATTATTCCTCATGAAGAAATCTGATATGAGGCTAACACGTTGATTCAGCTTTATGTTGCTGTTAACTGTGTTAGAGGTATCAATATTTTGTTTAAGGTTTAATACGTCACCAATATAATGTCGTTCAACCAAACCGCCAGGACCGTACACACCCGGCTCAATCTCTATAGACTCCTGGTTAAATCCAACATTCCCACTATATCTCATATCAGATTACCTCCATTTTGAATTCTTTAGCTAGGATCAAATGCCAGTGTTATTGCTGAGAATGGCTTAATGAGCGCGCCTGAGAAACGAGTCTCGATCAAATACTTATACTGGTTGAAATCGATATCAAAGTCATCGAACATTGTAGTCTCTCCACCCTTATCAGCACCAACGTTGTAGTCTGTAAGATTTACAATGATACCAGCAACTTCCTTGGAGTCGATCTTGAGACCTTCCATTGGCTCAACAGTAACAATCTCTGAAACTCTAAGTGCAGTTGCAAGTTCCTGAATTGTCTTATAAAGCTTGTGGCCAATAGTATCCTCAAGAAGCAGCATCTCTGTAAGCATGTCCTCAGTAGTATAAAGTGTTGGGTTACCGCTACCCTTATACTTCTTCCTGGATCTTACGCATTCATCAACAAATAACTTAGCCTTTTCGTGTCCGGTAGTTCCTGCGCCAACCTTAATGAATGCCTTAACTGTGAACAAGTCAGCATCATTAAATACTGGTCGAACATTATTTTCCTGAATCTTGTCATCTTCATGAGACTGGCGACCATCGCCGATAAGGATTGCTCTTGCAATTTCCTCTTCAAGCATCATTCTCATTTCCTGCCTAATCCACTGAACAACATTAAGATCCTTAATATCTACAATGTCATCCCTGTCAAGCTTCTGCTTCTTGTAAACTGTCTGAGGGTTTGTTGTTCTCTTAAGAAGTGTAAACACCTCGTCCTTCTTCTCCTTACCCTTAATATAACCCTTAGCTCTCGCTTCATCCTCAGTTATATTAGCATACACAGACTTGACTCTTGAGAAAGGAGTTCTACGAACAGAACCCATAACCTTCTGAACCCAGTCCATATTTCTTGATATAAACTGAGGAACTCCATCAATTACCTGCGCATCAGGGAATAGCTGATCAGTACCTTTAATTCCATATGTGTTTGTTCCGGTTCCAACGGTCATACCAGTTGTTGGGATAGCATGTGTAATATCTCCGTCGAACATTTCAGTCACTGCTTCCCTAAGGGAGCCAGTTCTCTTTGCAGCCTCAATAAGGGCAACTTCCTCAGAATGTGTTAAAACATTCATGCCGGTTTCTCTTCCACCTTCAAAAATATTATGTGACATATCGTCTCCTTCCTCGTCATCGTCTTCATCATCTAAACCGCCAGTAGCTTCTGCTAATAATATAGCAACAGCATCTTTCTGCTCTTCAGTCATACCATCAATAACCTCAGCAACTGTCTTTCCTTTTTTCTCTTCAGGTTTACTCACTTCTGTATCCTCCTCTTTCTTTGTTGATTTTGAATTTTCAGGCTTTTCTTCGCCTTTATCTGAATGTGAGATAAATACGTTTTCATTGTTGTATATAACGCACTCTTCATCACTTTCGTCGATTGGATATCCGTGAGAGAATACACTCTCAATAAATGCTCCGGGGTTTGCACCAGCCAATACTAGAGATACTTCTCTTATAACGCCGTGTAATACATCCCCACCTTCCTGAATGATATCAGTAGCATGAATACTCAATGCCTCTACGTCTCCGTGTTTGACACATTCATATGCGTCCTTACCATTCTGGGTTTTGTTAAATGCACAATCTGCCCAAACTCCTTCATCTCGGTTTGTCAAATATGCATGACCTAGAACGGCACTTGGATCTCCATGCTGATGATTCCAAATTAATGGGACTCGTTTTCCATCGTTGACTTTAAAAGCGTCTCTACGAATAGTTCGACCGTCTTTACACTTTAAGTCATTTTTAGTAGCCCATCCACTAAAATCGAAATTCATATATTCTCCTTTCTTACATTAAATCAGTATTTAAGTACTTCTTTTCTTTAGACTTTTTCTTTCTAGCTTTAGAAGACCTTCCAGATCTACCTTTCTTAGCTTTTACAGATTCTAAGAACTTCTCATTACGCATTAAATCTATGTGAACATTTTCGGAAGCCATCTTTGCATCACTGTTCACTTTATCAACGTAACTTTTATGTTTCTCTTTTGCTGAGTCAACTTCTGATTTAGACTGTGAGGTTAAAGAAGAAATTATCTGCTTAAGCTGATTTCTAGAGGTATTCTTTGCTACTTTTAGACTATCCTTGTCGGCAGCATTCGCAGTTTTTAAGTCGGATTTAATTCCTGAAGCTTCTGCGCTTGTCTTCTGTTTAATGTCAAATATAGCTTCTTTTCCCTGACTCTTTAACGATATTATTTCGTCATTTATCTGCTCTGAGAATTTACTCTTTTCTTCTTTTGACATATTCTTAAGTCTAGATTTTAAAACGTTAACTCTTGAGTTAAGGTCCTTAGATATTTTTTCGGTTTGTGCCGACTCTCGTTTTTTAAGATCTCCGACTTTCTCGATAGATCTTTTAGTTCTCTCTGCAATAAGCCTAGAAGTTTCTTCTTGTTTAGACTTATTCTTATTGTCATCTTCGGCTCTGGCAAGTTCTACATTTTTTCTCCTACTTTCTAGGATATTTTGAATTTTACTCTTCATATTGGACAGACTCGCCGCTATCTTTCGCTTCTTATCATCGTCGATTTGCCGTTTTGCGTATTGCTCAGTTAATCTACCTTCCTCGTTAAGACTTCTTCGCTGTCTGCCTTTGAGTACTCTATTTTTCATATAATACTCATGAGCTTTTACTGGATCATAGTACTTACTGGAATACGCATGTGCCAATATTGTATTGTTTTGCATCATCCATTCAGTTTCCTTTCCATTTCATCGATTCGTCTTAATTCGACTTCTAATTCTTCATCAGTCATCGACTCATAATCCTTCTCTTCAAGATCAAAGTCGTATTCTGGAGATTCGCCTTCATACTGCTCGTAAGCAATATTGGAATTTATTAACTCATTAGCTTTTGGATCATCGGAAGGTCTCATTCCGATAATAGCTCGAATCTCGTTTGATGTAAGAATTTCATTTCTAGTGAACTTATCCGCTATCTCAGCAAGATCATTAACTGGGACTAGCTTAAATACACTTCTATGACAGTATATAGCCTCATGTCTTTTGTAGACATCTACATCAGTTAAGTACTTAACCTCCATACTTTCGGATATTGCTGAAACAATTGGTAAGATAGTCCTATTGTAGTAATTTAACATTTCAGACTCACTTGCAGTTCCATCAAATATCGATTTTGTAAATCCAAGCTGATTAAATAACTGATCAGTTAGGTCTTTAGCCTGCTGTAACAGATTATTCTCAAGGGATCGATTAAGCTGTATTATTTTTTCAGTACCGTCAATATAAGCAATACCCATCTGAGAATTGTTAAGCTGCCTTTCAATGTTTGATCTTCTCTTTTCAGCTTCTTCTTTTCGTAGATCGCTCTTCGTAGAATATGGAAGCTGTATTATAATGTCTAACTTTCTAGGATTATTCTTTGAATTCTGGAGGTCTATATCAGATAAGACATTAATCAATCTCCTACTTATTGAGTTTGAGTCATTCATTATCTGATAGAATGGATTATACGCCAAAGCAACTATTCTTTTTGGTAATGTTATTAACTCTCGTATACCAGTTAAACTGTTATACACTTCTACAGTAACTGAATTAACTTTCCATTCTTTTACACTGCCAACTCGTAACTCGTTGATTTTGAATTCTTCATTGGTAATCGGATCCACGTCTGTATTCACAGGAACTATAGCTGCAACTCCTTCTTCAAACATTGTTAATGCAACATCTTGAATAAATTCTCTTGATGTTTGATCTGCATTTGCCTTTCGATTTAGGAGATAATCTAGATTTGACTTCTCAACACTCTTTACAAACTGTTTATCATCATTTACTATGGCATGACGCATTGTGATTGAGGCTACGTCAACTGATAATTTAGTATAAATAGTATTGACAATCGTCCTGTTATACCCACCAGAAAGTCTAGGTTTATCTGGAACGAAGCTATAAGTTACAGTTGGGTCGTTATTATCTGTTGGATGTCTTCCTCTAAAAGCATCCCATCCACTTTTAAATCTGTTTATAATCCCCATTTAGGATTTTTCCTCCTTTTTAAAACCAGCTTTCACCGAGAGCTCTTCTCTATTTCTCATCTGGCCTCGCCAAAGCCTCTTGTATTCTTCTATTCAAATCTTCTCTAGCTTTAATGAAGCGATCGTTTCCATCTTTTGATTTCATTGTAAGCAAATCTCTAGCCGTGTACTTTGATAACAGCTCTTTATACATCGCATTTCTTTCTTCTATATGCTCTTTCCAGGTGAACGGATGTTTAAGAGG